AATTTAAAGGAATATATTTTTATATCAATAATTCTAGAGTCGAGAAAACTCAGGATTATGGAAATGATTTAGATAATGAGAGATATGATTTAGGGAATTATTTTTTATTCTCTGATGAAGCTAAGGAAGTTTTGGAATCTAAGGAGTATAAAGATTTTTGGAGTAAAGTAAGAAATGGTGAAATAGGAGGATAAGATGGAAATTAAAAAACTAAAAAATGGGAATTTTGAAATAACAAGAGAATATTTAGAAGAGTTATTGGAGTCAGATTTTAAATTAAATGCTTTAATCAACGGAGGAGTTGATGATTGGGAGTTTTATAATGAGGCTATAGAAGACTTTGATTATGATGAAGTGGAAGAATATATTAATTCAATAGAATAATGGAGGAAAAAATGAATAAAATAATTGAATTTAAAATTAAAAAAATAAATGAAGACGAGTACAATTGGGCTTTTTCTTCTTTTGAAGAAAAGGTTATAAAAGAAGGGTTTGAATTTGAGTACGAAAGAGAAGTTGATTCAGGTGGTATTTTTGTTACTAATGAAAATACTAAGTTAGAATACTGCTTTTCTAAAAGAGTTGGGAAGCATAGTCCTACACTTTATCTAAACTTAAAAGATATAAATAAAATTTTTACGGTTTCTAAAGAAGAAGCTGACGACATCAAAGAAATCTTAGAAGAAGTGAATTTTAGATTAAAGTAAGAGCAAGAGAGATTGGAGGCTAAGATGTTATTAAAAAAAATAATAATGTTTTTATTGTTAATGCCTATTGCAGCGTTAGTAGGAACGGGACTTACAATAATGTGGGCTGTGATTGTACAATGGTTTTTAAATAAATGGGATTAGGAGTTAATGAAAATGTGGAAGTGTAAAAAATGTGCTTGTACAAGATTTAATATTTGGTTTCGTGGATATATGGAAGCTGATTTCGATAGTATTGAAATTGTAGAATACCATCAACATACAATGCAGTTAGTTAGAGAAGATTTTGTTGAGTGCATAGACTGTGGAAATAGAGATAAAAAGATTGAAAAAATAGCAACTTGGGAGGGAGAAGATGAAAATTGACTTAAACAAACTAATGGAATATAAATCAATAGCTTATACAAACGAAGCAGCACAGCTAGGCAAGGTTAAAGAAGAGTACAAAGAGTTATTAGCAGAAGTTAGAGAAACTAGCACTTTTAGTTATGTGAAAGATAGAGATAAATTTATTGCAGAAGCTTTGGACTTAGTAACTGCTACCGTAAATTTACTGCTATTAAGTGGATTAACTGAGCAAGATTTTGAGAAGCATATTGAAAAACTGAATGACTACAAAAATGGAAAATATAAGAGATAGGGAAGGAGTTGAATTAATTATGTTCTTTGATAAAAATGATAAAGAAATAAAAGATGGAATGACTTTAAATGGAGGAAAAGATTATACAAAATTATATGGGTATCCAAAATTTAGAATAGGTGACTACATAGATAAATATTTAATTGATTTAGAAAATAACTCAAATAAAGGAGTTGAGCTATATGGTATTTATTTAGAGTTCGAAAACGGAGAATGCAGAGGAGTGAATTCAAGATTCTTGAAAAAATTTGAAATTGTAGGAGAGTAATATGGAAACTTTAATAGATTTATTTGATGTGCTTGAAGAAAAACAAAAAGAATTACAAAAAAAGAATAGATAATTTAGAAATAGCTTCTAATCAATATTATGATGCTAAAGCTAAGATAAAAGCATTAGAATGGGTAAAAAGAATCATAGCAGAAGAAGTTGATGCTGATTTTGATGTAGATTATTATGTAGAAATATAAAAGGAGTGGGATTAAATATGATATACAGATATCAAATAAACTTGAGAGTTAAAGAAGGAAATACAGAAAAAACAATTAAAAAATCTATTTTTAGAAAAAAGGAACTAACAGATGCTGAACTAGAAGAAGCACAGTTGGAATTCATTAGAAGTACAAAAGCAATATACAAAGAAAAGGGAATAGATTTAGAAGTTTTGGAATGGGGAATTCAAGAATTTGAGTTAGTCCGTAAAAATATCTAAAGAGGTGAGTTAATATATGAGCTTTAAAGAGCATAACAATAGAGAAGTCTCTAAGAAACTAGCAGAGTACATAACAGGGATTGAACTAAGAAAATATGTAGCTAAGAAGGTTAAGCAATATGTCAACTTAGAAAATCCAACTGTTTTTGACGGAGCAGTAGGAAGTGGGCAGTTAGAGCAATTCGTTAACCCTTCAATTCTTTACGGAGTTGATGTGCAGGAAAGTTCGATTAATTCAGCTAGACAAAACTTTCAAAGTACAGAATTAGAGGTTAAAAGTTTTTTTGAATATGAAAGAGAAAATTTTGAAGTAGATTGTGTAATAATGAATCCTCCATTTTCTCTAAAATTCAAAGATTTAAAAGAACATGAGCAAAAGAACATACAAAAGCAATTTACTTGGAAAAAATCAGGAGTTGTAGATGATATATTCGTTTTGAAATCTCTTGAATATACGAAGAGATATGCCTTCTATATACTTTTTCCAGGGGTTGGTTACAGAAAAACAGAAGAAAAGTTTAGAGAATTAATTGGAAATAGACTAGCAGAGTTAAATGTCATAAGTAACGCATTTACAGATACTTCTATAGACGTTTTATTCTTAGTTGTTGACAAAAATAAGACAACAGATGATGTTTATAGGGAATTATATGATTGTAAGATAGATAAAATTATAATTTCAGATAACTGGAAACTAGATGCGAGTGAGTATCGTTGGGAGCAAATAAGAGAAGAAAAAGAAGTAGAAGAAGTTGATATAAATGCTCTAAATAGACAGATATCGGACTTGTGGATAGGTAGAGTAGAAAAAAATTTAGAGTTAGATTTATTCTTAATTAAAGAATGTGACGCTAATATAGACTTCATGGGGAATATTAAAAAACTAAAAACTATTGTAGAAAAATTTGAAAATAGAATGAGGAGTAAGAAAAGATGCAAAAACGAGATGACTTTATTAGAGAAACAATCAAAATTGCTAACTTTGTTTTCGGATGCACAACGGTAGTAATTTCAGATATTTTTAATATAAAATATGTAGATAGAGCTAGCGATTTTACAAAAAAAGACATAACAGAAAATGGAGAGCCTGCTATTTTTTATGGAGAAGTTTCTAGAAAATACGATTGTTTTATAGATGAAGAAATGACAAAAATTAATGGAGAATCTTATAAAAAATCTATAAAATTGAATAAAGAACAACTACTTGTAAATCTAAAAGATTTTGATTATGAAGATATTGGAAGATGTGTTTTATATGAAAATGATACTCCAGCAGCAATAAATGGGAATGTAGCTATTCTAACTTTAAAAGAAAAATTTAAAGATGCTGTAAATCTAAAATACATAACATTTTACTTAAATTACAAAGATATTGTAAGGCAATATATTTACGACAAAGCAGTTGGAGAAAAAGTTAAGAGACTATCAAGGTTAGATTTTGAGCATATTCCAATAACTATACCACTTGTAGAAAGACAAGATAAAATTATAGATAATTTTATAAAAGTTAGAAAGAAGTTTAAAAATGATTTTGAATTGTTAGAAAAAACTATCGACCTGGTTAATAAGTATACTAGTTTTGGAGTAGATGGGCTTTTAAAATTAAAATAAAGGAGTGATGTAAGATGAAAAAAATATTAATGGTATTATGTTTGTTTGTGTTATTTGCTGGGTGTGAAGAATTTGGAACTGATAAAGATATCCAATCAACAGCAAGACTGGGAAATAAGTTAGCAGAAAATCAGCCTACGCCAAACGATATTGATTACAGTTTGGAAAGATATAATCTGATTCGTAGAACTTATTGGGTAAATGGACAAAGAGAAAAAGCAGTTAATTTACCATGCCCTGTTGTAAAGCCATTTGGATATATAGTTTTATTTACTGAAAATGGAGGGATAGTAGGTTCATTTACAGTAGATGGTAAAGTATCTAGTTTAAATAGTTTTTTAACTCCTGACAGCGAATATTATTCACGTGGCGAATATACTAATGATTGGCTACCAGATG